TTAACGGAGTGGTCAAAGAGTTTTCAGCGCGCCTTGACCGACTTATCAATGAAAAGTCAAAACTCTCAGCCGCCGCCTATGCCTACGCCAGAGACGCGCACCAATTCGCCTTTGTAGATAACTGCGGGATAGTCAGATGACAGCAATAAACATTGCCGATCTGAAAGCCGTGCTGGAAGAAGTATTCGAGGAGCGCTCGCGTATCGACTCACAATCGCATGGCGAGCATCACGAATGGATTAAGGAGCGCATCGCCGCAGAAAAAGCGCGTAAGGAAATGTTTTGGGAGGTATCCAAAGCGGTCGCGCAGTGGTCTGTATTGGGAGTGTTAGGCGGCATTGTTTACCTGTTCCGCAACGGCCATTGGCCGAGTTAACGTAGCCAAGCCATGACCGACCTCATCGACCAAGCCAACGACTACGCCGAGAAAGAGCGCGAAATCGCCATTGCCAATCGCATTCCGTTTACGCTGGATGCCGGCAAGCCCGGTGACTGCGACTTTTGCGGGGAATGGTTTGGTCGATTGGTAGACGGCGCATGCGTGCCGTGCCGTCATAAGTATGAAAAAAGGGGCAGTCGTGGACGGATTTAGTCAGATGTTTAATGCTATTGACAACGTCATTATGCAGGCAGTAGGTGATGACATCACGCTGACGCCGCCAACAGGTTCGGCGATAACGCCTAAGTGCGTTTTAGATGCGCCCGGCGGAAAAAAAGGCGTGGGTAGAATTGAATGGATCGACAACATCATTGCCCAGGTAGACATCAGTAGTGTGGTTGTAAATCTGCTTGAAAGTGATGTGCCTGGCCTCGGTAAAGGATGGTCGGCGGTGTATTTTGGTAAAGCCTATGACGTTTCGGAAGTATTGCCCAAAGGCGATGGCGTATTAGTTGTTATTTTAAATCAGCCCGGCAATACCACGGCTGTTGCAAACGGGTGGAGATAGTTACATGGCAATAACCGGCGGCGTTGATACTGGGTTCTTGAGCCTAACGGTTGAGCAGGATGATATTGAGCGTCTTGTCCAGACCGTTTTGTCTCCGGCTGCGATAAAGCGCGTCCAGTCACGGGCAATCAATGAAACTACGGCATGGGTTAAAAGCCGGTTGCTGCGAGAACTGCCCTCTGCGACAGGCATCCCCAGAAAAGTGTTGGCTCGCAGAATTAAGCAACGCAAGGCGCAAGCCAGCTTAGCCGACGTTATCAGCGGCAAGGTTTGGCTGGGCATAAACCCCATTGATGCCATGGCATTAAACGATGGCGGTGCGGTTAATAGCGGTTATATGGCAGGTGATTATTATTTTGAAGGCGGTTTTAAAGCGAATATGAGATCCGGCGCAACGGCAATTTTTGCGCGGACATCCCGCGCGAGACTTCCTATTAAGCGGCAAAATATCAAGATTGATAGCCCGTTCAATGAAGTTGTGCGGCGCTTAATTCCGCAAGCTGAGCGAGAGTTGGCGAGAAGAACGCAGCGCTTAGTCAGTTATGAATTAGAAAGGGCGACACGATGACCACGATTTCTGATTTCCACGCAGCTGTAAAAGCCCAAATAGCCACGTATTTCGGTGCCAATGTCAATACGGTTGAGTGGTATGAGCAGGGCGATCTTGAATCAGGTCAGCCCAAACCGATCAAAACACCGGCTATTATTTTGGAGATTGAATCAGCCGATGAGGGCGACGATATTGGCGATGATAGAACACCGTTCGCGTGCTACATAACCGCCTATTGCATACTGGGACGCAAGACGCCCGACCTGCAAATTCAAGTACGGAGCTTTGCGGCACAGTTGTTCGCACTGGTTAGAAAGAATAAATGGGGCTTGGCTCATAGCGTTAGCTTTCCCAGATCCTTGACTTCCGGTGAAGGCAAGTTCGACCCGGAAAAAAACGGCTACGAATCATGGTATGTGTCCTGGGATCAAACCGTTTATCTGGGTGATGACGTTTGGGCCGCAACCGGCATAACCCCAACCGAAGTCTGGCTGGGCCTATCGCCTGAGATCGGCATACCTTATGTCGATAAATACATCAAGGAAGCGCCATGAGCTTCGATTTGACTGAGCTTGACCGGCGCTTAAGCAACCTGATTCGCTTCGGAACTATAGATCAGGCTGACTATGGTGCAGCCAAAGTACGCGTTAAGGCGGGCGACATTTTAACGGGTTGGATACCGTGGGTTAGTCAGCGTGCGGGCGGCGATGTGAGTTGGCATGCCCCTGAAGTTGGCGAGCAAGTGGTGGTTTTGTCCCCATCCGGTGAATTGAATCAAGGCGTGGTGTTGGCTGGGCTATTTCAGACAGCACACCCTCATCCGGTCAATACTCCAGAAAAACAGCATATCTTATATAAAGACGGCGCGGTCATTGAATACGACCGCGAATTGCATCACCTGAAGGCCATATTGCCAGCCGGAGCGACAACCGAATTAGTATCTGATGGCGGCGTGGCTTTCAAAGGGGATTTGCATGTCGATGGCAACATCACCTCAACCCAGGATATTACCGATAAAGTCCGCAGTATGCAGGCTGATCGAGACATATACAACGGGCATGATCATGCCGATCCTCAGGGCGGAAAAGTCGTAGTCACGGAACAGCAGCAATGAGTATGACTGGTATAGATAATAAAACCGGAACGGCTTTGTCAGGCATAGATCACCTGAAGCAGTCTATTCGCGACATCTTGACCACACCTATCGGCACACGAGTAATGCGTCGCGATTATGGATCGCGCAATTTTGAGCTGATCGATGCCCCGATGAATGGTGCAACCATTATTAATATTGTCGCGGCAACAGCCGAGGCGCTGGACAAATGGGAGCCGCGCTTGATTTTAGATCGAGTGATAGTGAATTCCGCCACGGCCGACGGAAAGTTTGATTTATCGATACTCGGCAAATACCGCCCTGACGGTAAGCAGATTAAATTGGACGGCATACTGCTATGAGTTTTACACAGATTGATTTATCGCAGATACCCGCACCCAACATTGTCGAGGCGTTGAGTTTCGAGACGATATTCGCGGAAATGCTGGCCGACTTGCAGTTGCGTGACAGCACCTTTACCGCGCTACTTGAGTCAGACCCAGCCTATAAGGTTTTAGAAGTTGCCGCCTACCGCGAGCTTGTTTTGCGCCAGCGCGTTAACGATGCGGCGCGCGGTGTGATGTTGGCTACGGCTAGAAGCACTGATTTAGATCAGATCGGCGCTAATTACAACGTTGAGCGATTATTGATAACACCGGCCGATCCGGCCGCCATTCCACCGGTTGCTGCTGTTTATGAGCAGGATGAGCCATTCAAGCGTCGTATCCAGTTTGCTTTTGAGGGATTGACTACTGCCGGCAGTGAAGGCAGTTATATCTTCCATGGCTTAAGCGCCAGCGGTGAAGTCGCAGATATTACTGTTGATTCGGTAGAGTTTCATTTGGATGGCAGTGGGGGTGTGGTGATCGATTACGGCGCTAATTTGCTCACGCCTGAACCGGGCATGGTAGCGGTTACCGTATTGTCAAGGATAGGCAATGGCGCTGCCGATGCGCCGCTGTTGTCTATGGTTGATACGGCGTTAAGGGCAGACAGGGTGCGCCCGTTAACAGACAGATTAACTGTGCGCTCTGTAGCGGTTATTAATTACGCTGTGGCGGCTACCCTGTATTTTTATGACGGCCCCAGCAGTACGCCTGTGTTGCAAGCCGCGACCGATACGCTTAATGCCTACATCGCGGCCGCACACAAAATTGGCGAGGACATTACGCTGGCCGGTATTTATGCCGCACTCAAGCAACCTGGTGTGCAAAACGTCATTCTGGCAAGTCCTGTTGCCGATATTGTTATTGGCAATCATCAAGTCGCCTATTGCATCGGCGTGACCCTGGCCAACGGGGGCGTTAATGTCTAGTCTGCTGCCGCCTAATGCCAATGTGCATGAGCATGCGCTTGATGACGCCATATCGAGGCTCGGCGCTGTTCCGGTAGATATTGTAAAACTGTGGAATCCGCAAACCTGCCCCGTGGCGTTTCTGCCATGGCTGGCTTGGGCGCTATCGGTCGATGAATGGGATGAAACCTGGACCGAAGCGCAAAAACGCAACACGTGTGCTGCCAGTTATGACGTGCATAGTCATAAGGGTACGCCTCATGCAATCCGCGCGGCATTGTCGGCGCTGGGTTATGACAATATTACTATCAAGGAAGGTACGGTTAATTACTATAACGGCGCGCACACCTATGACGGCAGTTGGACTTATGGTTCCGACAGCGCATGGCCGATGTTCGATGTGATCTTGAATATTGGCGCAACCCCAGATGACGCCATGGTTCAGAGAATCCGAGACAGCATTGAGCGCTACAAAAACAAACGCTCGGTATTGCGTAACCTAATTTTTATGAACTTATTTTATGACGGGACGTGGGCTTATGATGGGTCTAAGAAATATAACGGCGGGGTATTGTAATGGCTGATCTACCAGAAACGCCCATCTATGATGCAGGTGTTTATCAAAAGGAAACTACCGATATTGCATTGGGTGGTCCTGACGGAAAGGCTAATGCGGGTGCCAGAAACCTGGCTAATCGCACCGCATACTTAAAGCAGCACCTGGATTCTTTGGAGACTATCGTTCCTCAGGCGGAAGCGGAAGCAGGAACGGCCACAACGGTTAGAGCGTGGACTGCGCTACGGGTCAGGCAAGCTATTAATGTGGCGGTAGCCGCCGTCGTTAATTCAGCCCCGACGGTGCTCGATACCTTGTCCGAATTAGCCGCCGCGCTTGGCAATGATGCTAATTTTGCTACGACAATCACTACTGCATTAGCCGCCAAAGCGCCCCTTGAATCACCCGCGCTGACCGGAAATCCAACTGCGCCAACGGCTGCACTTGGAGCAAATACCACGCAACTGGCGAATACTGCATTTATACAGGCATCTAAACAATTTAATTTCATCGACATAACATCCAGCGGGAATTTCACGACTCCTGCCAACATCACTACGGCCACGGTATTCGAATTTACGCTGGTTGGCGGTGGGGCCGGTGCCGGTGGCGTAGGTAATGCGGGTGCGGTGAGCGCGGGTGGCGGCTGTGGCGGTGCTGCCAAATTTTTAATTAGCGGATTGTCTCCATCAACAGCATACGCAGTCATCATCGGCGCATATGGAGTCGGCGGCGATTCGTCAGGCGGCAATGGCGGTAATGGTGGCACTACACAAATCACAATAAACGGCACTGTGTACTCATGTAATGGTGGGTATGGTGGGCCTGGCACGGTCACGGCTTTGGTTAACATTGCCGCTCCACAAGGGGCTGTCTCCCCGACGATTTTGGCATTACCGCATGAGATCATCTATCAACAGTCTGCCTCCATAGGATTTGCTAATGTTGCCAATGAAATTTATGTCGGATGTAACGGGGGTGGATTGCCGTACGGTACAGCAGGGGTTGCCGCTCGATCTGGCAATGGGACTCCAGACCCAACATCGGGTTACGGTGTTGGCGGCGGTGGGGCGTTTTTTAGTGCGGCAGGAGGAAATGGCGCTCCTGGATTGCTTGAAGCAAGGTGGGTAGCGTAATGAGAATAGTGCGTATAGAGGGGGGGGTTGTTGTAGACGCAATTATGTCTAGTGAATTGCCAGATGGTTTCATCGAGTCTGAAACGGCAAATATAGGCGATACGTATGATGGTGGTGTGTTTACATCAACCCTAGTGTCGGTATCGCTACAGGATGCCCGTGCTAGTCAGATAGCGAGCATAACTCAGTCATGCAGGAACGCCATTATATCGGGGTTTGCATCAATTGCATTGGGGGCCGCGCACACGTATCCAAGCAAGCCTGAAGATCAGACAAATTTAATCGGCGCGGTTGCATCTGGCTTGCCATTAATTAAATTCTGGTGCGCTGACGAGTCGGGGCTATGGTCGTTTGCTGAACATACCGCAGATCAGATAAAGCAGGTTCTAGCCGACGCCGGTGTCCAGCGTATGGGCTATTCTGCAAAATTGGCTGGGATGGTTGCGGAAATTGAAGCAGCTACAACCCCAGGCGATGTTTTAAAAATAGATTGGTAATGAATATTCGCAATAAACCCGAACTCAATTTAATCACCTGGAGCTAAAACCATGCCCGAGCAATTTTTACACGGCGTCGAAATCATTGAAATAGACGACGGCGCACGCCCCATCAGCACTGTCAAATCATCCGTTATCGGGTTGATTGGAACGGCCCCGAACAGCGCCCCGGCAACGACCGCAAGTCTGTTAACCGGCGTAGCGGCCAGCAATAATGCCATCACTTATACTGCCGTAACACCGGGCAAGCCTGGCAACAATATCACTGTGCATCATAAAGACCCCAAAGCCAACAGCCAAGCGCTCAGCGTGTCTGTCAGCGGCACGGCGATTACGGTTAATCTGGCTACCGGCGTTACCGGAACCATTACATCAACCGCTGCGCAAGTTATAACGGCGATTACCGCCAGCGCCGCCGCGGCTTTATTGATTGCGGCTGCCAACACTGGCGTATCAACCGGCGCTGTTGCCGTGGGAGCCTCGGTAAAAGCGCAAGCCCTGTCGGGCGGCGCTGATGAGGCCTTTCCGCTTAATATCCCGGTGTTGGTAACGGGAAGCCGTAACACCGCCGCAGGTCTGGATACAGTGGGCGACAAACAGGGCACGCTGCCGGATGCAATGGATGATATTTTCGACCAGTGCGGCGCTATGGTTGTGGTTATCAGGGTGGCCGAAGGGATCGATTTCGCCGCTACCCAGTCCAATATCATTGGCGGCATCAATGCGGGTGTGCAGGTATTTTTAAACGCCGAGTCGGTTGTTAAAGTAAAGCCGCGCATTCTGATTGCGCCAGGGTTTTCGCACGAAGTCGCGGTGGTGTCCGAGCTGCTGGGCATTGCCGAGCGGTTGAAGGCGGTTATTTTGGCTGACGGGCCAAATACCGACGATGCCGCAGCAATCAGTTTCCGTGAAAACTTCGGCAGTAAGCGCGTTTATGTCATCGATCCGCAGGTTAAGGTCTGGGATACCGTCAGTAATTCCGAAGTCAACCGTCCTGCATCGGCACGGGTGGCTGGAATAATCGCCAAGTCGGACAACGAGCGCGGTTTCTGGTGGAGTCCATCCAACCGGGATATTTACGGCATTACCGGAACTAGCCGACAAATCGACTTTGCGCTGGGTGATGTCAATGCACGCGCTAATTATCTGAACGAAAACGAGGTGGCCACCATCATTCAGAAGGACGGCTATCGCCTATGGGGCAACCGCACCTGCTCCGCTGACCCTAAGTGGGCGTTTTTATCGGTGGTCAGGACGGCGGATATGATTCACGAATCGCTGCTGGCTGCGCACATGTGGGCCGTAGACCGCAACATCACCAAAACCTACCTTGAAGATGTTGTAGAAGGTGTGAATAGCTACCTGCGTCACCTGGTAGCTGTCGGTGCCGTTCTGGGCGGTCACTGCTGGGCCGATCCCGACCTGAACACGCCTGACCAGATCGCCCAAGGCAAGGTCTATTTCGACTTCGACTTCACCCCGCCATATCCGGCTGAGCACATTACGTTCCGCAGCCATTTGGTCAACGATTACATTAAGGAATTATTCTAATGTTGAACGATATTTTAAAGAATATAAACCTGTTCGTTGACGGTCGCGGCTATGCCGGTAACGTCGAGGAACTGAACCCTCCAAAGCTGACTCTGAAAACCGATGATTTTCGCAACGGCGGTATGGATGCGCCTGTTGAAATCGAAATGGGCATGGACAAACTGGAGGCGTCCTTCTCTTTGACTAAATACGACGCTGAGGTGTTAAAGATATTCGGCTTGGCTCCCGGCAACATCAAGCCGCTGACCTTCCGCGGCTCGCTCAGCGGCGAGGACGGCATAGAAAAGCCGGTCATTATTCAGATGCAGGGCATGTTGAAAGAAATGGACCCCGGCAGCTGGAAGCCGGGCGAAAAGGCAAGTCTTAAAGGCTCTGTAGCCCTACGCTATTACAAGCAGACTATTGGTAACGAAGTGATCTACGAAATCGATGTGCCGAACATGATTCGCATCGTTAATGGCGTGGATCAGCTGGCAGTTACCCGCAAGAACCTGGGGATGTAAATGAGTGACTATAGCGTCGAAAAAGCGTTTGAAGGGCATGCCGTAGGTGATGTCATTACACTAAACAGCAGACAGGCAAAATACTTGCTGTTGTCTGGGCATATTAAATTGAAACCGGCTGAAAAGCCAAAATCCGAGGGCAAATAAATGAGTGAAGCATCCAACCTACAACTGCAATATCCACTTGAAAACGGCATAATCAACATCACCATGCGTCGCCCTAAAGTGCGCGACATGCTGGCGTCCGACAAAGCCAAAGGCAGCGATGCGGAAAAGGAAATTGCTTTGTTCGCCAACCTGTGCGAAGTGGCGCCGGTCGATATTGAATCACTGGATATGGTCGATTACCAGGCGCTGCAAAAGGCGTATCAGGGTTTTTTGTCTTAACGGCTAAGGACGCTCGTGTGGGCTGCGTAGTATTGGCCTCCCACACCGGCTGGCAGCTCAGTGAGCTGTTGGAGCTGACCGGTGAAGAGCTGATTGAATGGCTTGAGGCAGTGAAAACAGTGCAGCCAAAACCGCGACGCTGACAAAATACGGCAGGAACAGCAACAGGGCGGCAAAGGGCGCGGTAACAGCTGCAACAACCAGCGCCGCCCATATCGGCCCATCGCCTTGCATCGTAGCGATAAAGCAGCCAACAAAAGCGCTGCCAAGAATCGTTTGCGGGTGATAAGGCCAATCGACGATGCGGTCAAAAATAGATTTAGGCATAAATCCTCCTTGGGGAATGTGTTAAGTATAGTCAACCAGGTTAAGTTTTGTCATGGCAAATAATATCGCACTAGGCATCGTTATCGGCGCATCGCTATCCAGTACCGTGGGGCGTGCATTCCAATCGCTGGATGCGAGAGCGACCGGGTTGGGACGGAGTCTGCAAAACGTACACATGGGGCGCAACGCTGCCGATGACGTTATCCGGTATCGGACCCGACTGGATAACCTCATAGCGACTCAGCATCAATTCGGGGCCAGTAATACCAACTTATGGGGGCAGATTGCGCGTACCGAGGCATCGCTCCGTACTGCCTCGCAAAGAGCCGAGCGATACGGGATTAATATCGGCGACATCGTCAATGAAAACCGTCGGCTGCTACAGTCAGAGCAGTCGGTGTCCCGACAGCTCGAACGCACCAATAGATTACGCGCCAACCGTGACCGCCGCAGTGAGTTGGGCGGCCAAATGATCGGCACAATGGGCATGGCCTACGCTGCCGCAGCGCCCATTAAAGACGCGATTGAATTTGAATCGGTTATGGCTGATGTGCGTAAAGTCGTTGATGTGTCTGACGCAGAATTTAAGGGCTTGGGCAAGTCCATACTTGATATGTCAGCCACCATGCCGATGGCCGCCAGCGGCATTGGCGCTATCGTTTCCGCTGCCGGGCAATCTGGCGTAGCCAAAGAAGAATTGTTGGGCTTTACAACCGCCGCCGTTAAGATGGGCGTAGCTTTTGATATGACCGGCGAGGAAGCAGGGCAGACTATGGCGAGCTGGCGGGCCGGCATGGCGATTAACCAGAAGCAGGCGGAATCACTAGCGGATGCCGTTAACTACCTGGATTCTAATATGAACGCCTCGGCAAAGAATATTTCCGAGGTTGTTACCCGGCAAGGCGCTGTTGCAAAAGCCGCCGGGCTAACTGAGATTCAAATCGCCGCCTTAAGTGCGTCACTGCTTAATTCCGGCGCCGCTCCCGAGATTGCCGCGACTGCATTAAAAAACCTGACTAATGCGCTGACTGCTGGAGAGTCTGCGACAAAATCGCAACTTGAGGTCTATGAGCAACTCGGTCTGTCATATCAGCAAGTTTCAAAAGATATGCAAAAAGACGCTGTTGGCACGATTAAAACAGTGTTCGCGGCGTTAGCTGAAGCTCCGGCAGATGCAAGGGGGGCATTGGTTGGCGGTCTATTCGGCGAAGAGGCCAAAGGCGCGATCATGCCGCTGTTGGTCAACATGAAGGCGCTGGACCAGGCATTTAATTCAGTCGCCGATGCCAGTAGTTACGCTGGGTCAATGCAAAAAGAATATGACATCCGGTCGCAAACAACAGCTAATAACCTGACACTGCTGGGTAATAAGGCCACGCGTCTGGGGGTTAATCTCGGTACTGTACTTTTGCCTACACTAAACACCGTCTTCGGTGCCATGGGTGATGGCATTAATGTAGTAACTGGGTTGGCGGAAAAATTTCCAGTTGTCACGAATGTTGTTGTCGGTGCGACAGTTGGACTGGTTGGATTGAAAGTAGCGGCCTTGGCTGGCGGGTATGCCGCAACTATCCTTTCAGATGGTTGGATCATCGCCACGGGCATTATGGATTTTTTCCGGCTATCGGCATTGAGGTCCAATGCCGCATTAGCATGGCAATCAACCGTTGCACTTGGCGCCTCAATACAGCAAAAGGCGCTGGCGGTATGGACGGGTACGGTTACCGCTGCTCAATGGCTATGGAACGCGGCAATGACCGCTAACCCTATCGGCTTGGTGGTTGCCGGTGTAGCTCTATTAGGGGCCGCTGCCTATCTTATTTATGATAATTGGAAGCCAATCACAGCGTGGTTCGCGGGTGCATTTACGCCGATCGGCGAGGCTGCAACTGCAATTGGTAGCGCAATAGGTAGCGCTTTTTATACTGCGGCGACAACGGTGCGCACGGTCTGGGAATCTGTCGTAAGTTGGTTGGCAGATAAGTTCGCCTGGATCGGGCAAGCGGTAGAGATGGTAAAAGGATTAGGCGGCGCTATTGGTGGTGCTATTGGCGGTGCAGTGTCGTCTGTCAAAGGACCGGCTTTAGGTGCAGCAATGGCCGCTACAGTTGCTGCGCCTGCGCTGGCTACGCCGTTGCCCGCAATGCCGCCGGCTGCTGGCTCAGCATCGCCGACTGTTGTTCACCAGACCAATGCCCCCGTCTTTCATATCACCCAGCAACCCGGTGAAGATCAAAACGCCCTAGCCGACAAGGTAATAGCAAAGATGGAGCGCAAACGTGCTGCAGACGCCAGAGGCGCTTTACATGACTAACATTATGATGCGCCTGGGGGCGTTTAATTTCTCCATAAACACTGCTGCATATCAGGCGTTTAGCCGGTCAACCGCTTATCGATGGCAGGCAGTGGAGCGCTATGGGAAATTACCTGCGCAACAATACACCGGCCCCGGCGAAGATTCAATCACGCTATCGGGCGACATCTACCCCGATTATGCTGGCGGCCTGCACCAGATCGACGATATGCGCGCAGAAGCGGGAAAGGGCCAGCCGTTGATATTGGTTGATGGCAACGGTTATGTCTGGAAAAAATGGTGCATTCAGTCAATTGAAGAGAATAAGGACACCTTTTTGTCCAATGGCGTGGCTCGTAAAATGTCCTTTACCCTGAAAATGACCCAATACGGTGAAGACGTATGACCCAATACCGTACCAAAACCGGCGATATGATCGATGCGATTTGCCACCGATATTACGGCAGTCAGTCTGGCGCCGTTGAGCGGGTCTACGAGGCTAATCGAAGCTTGGCCGACTATGGACCTGTGTTGCCGTCAGGCTTGGTGATTGAACTGCCGGAAATGCCTGTAGCAGAAACGGTGAAAACGGTTAGGTTGTGGGATTGAAATGAAGCCTATCTTTAAAGTATTAGCTGACGGCGCAGACATCACCGCACGTATCAACCAGCGCTTAATCAGCATCAAAACCACTGATGAGGCCGGTTTTAAATCCGATACCTGCACTATTGAATTGGATGACCGTGATGGTGTGATTGCCTTGCCGCGCAAAGGCGCAAAACTCGACATTTACCTGGGCTATGAAGAAACCGGGATCAGCAAGGTTGGTGTTTACACGGTCGATGAAATCTCTTTAACGGGATTCCCTGAAACGCTGAGTATCAGTGGCAAGGCCGCCGATATGTCGGCAGGCGAACTTAAATCGCAGAAAACCCGGCACTTCGATAACATCACTCTGGGCGACTTGGTAAAGACGATTGCAGGCGGCAACGGCCTTGTCGGCAAAACCTCTGCTGATCTGGCTGCTATTCAGCTGGGGCATGTGGATCAAACGCAAGAATCCGACCTGCATTTGCTCACCCGGTTGGCAAAACAATACGGCGGCGTCGCCAAAGTCACCAATGACCATTTGATCCTGGCCAAGGCGGGCGAATCGAAAAGCGTCGGCGGTACCAGCTTGTCGCCGATTTATATTGATAAAACGCAGGTGTCGGGCTACCAGTGCAGCATTACCGACCGTGGCAAATACGCCTCCGTAACCGCAACTTATCACGACAAGGCGACTGGCCAGAATATTACAGTCAGCACCAGCACCGAGAAACCGGCTCATACCTTACGGCACACCTACGATAACCAACAGCAAGCGATCGAGGCGGCGCAGGCCAAAAAATCAGCACTGGATCAAGGAACGGCTACCGTGGACGTTAGTTTATCGGTTGGTAATGCTGCACTGGTAGCTGAGTCGCCGTTGATATTAACGGGATTTAGATCGGGCATCACTGGACCGAGCTGGACGGCAACGCGGGTCGAGCATTCGTTTAGTAAGGCGGGGTTTACTACTCAGATTAATGGGGAGATAAAATGAAAGTGGTTTTTAAAGTGGTTTTATTTTTAACTCTATGATTGGTAAATATAACTAATAGACTGCAAAGCCATCTACGGCGGTTCGATTCCGCCCGCAGCCTCCA